TCGCCAATGGGAGTACTCTTAGTTGGAGGTTTGATACATGATTATGGTTATAAGTATCAAACTCTACTTTGTAAGGGTAAAAAGAAGAGTATTGGAGTTAAAACACAAAAAGAATTAGATATTATTTTCAGAGACGTGAATATAATACAGAATGGTTTCAGGTTAATTAACTATCTTGCTTACTATGGATTAAAGTTTGGTGGGTTTGCAGCTTGGAATAAGCATCGTAAAATAAATGCTAAATGGAGTAAGTAATGGCAGCAAGTAAACTACATTTAAAAAACGTTAACAAAGACTATAAGCTTGAAGCAACAGATAAAAGGACAAATGAAGGCAGGATTGTCTATAAAAATACTAAAACAGGAGAATTACACTCTGAATTATCTATGACTTTAGAAATGCCTGAAGGAAGTGGTAATTGGATAAATGTGCCAAGTTTAATTAACGGTAGAGTTTATAACGTGCAAGGTGTAATAGATATGCTTAAAGCAGGAAAAATAACACCTAATAGTACAGGTCATGCAACTCAAGATGCTGCTGTTGAAGCTGCAATATATCGTAGTAATAATTTACAGGACGATGATGGAGTATCTTTAAGACCAAATAATGAATTAACATTATCTAAAGATTCTATTATGCATCCTGATAATGCAGATAAAAATCAAGGTTATTCGCAAGCAGAGTTAGATCAAATAAATCAAGATTATCGAACTGAGCAAAGTGAAGCACAAACTAAACGCCTAACTAAAATAATGAATAATCAAGATTTAGAAAAAAATGATGAATTCTATAAAATGAAAGGCAATGTTAACAATGACCAATTTTATAACATAGGAGATGGTAATCCTTGGGGGTCAAGTATATTTGGTAACTATAAAGGTTTACCTACACAATATTTACAACCTTATGGTGAAGAGAAAAGGGCAGCTAATATAGCTAGAGGAGAAGCAGAAAGAGCAGCTATAGCACAAGCTAAAATAGATAGTAAATACTCACGTGATGAAGCATTAACTGATCCACAGATTCCTTTTAAACAAATTACAGCTGCTGATGATTATGATCCTGTAAAAGCAGCATTTGTTGATGAAAACATGCGTAATATTAATATAAATGCAGGTTCTACTAATAATGGCGTAATAGACATAGACCAAGCATTAAATCAACAAATACTTGGTACAGATGATGCTTCTATACAAGAAACAGTTACGCGTAATAATAAAATTAAAGAATTAGCTGCAATAATGGATAGAGCTAATGCAGAAAAAGATGATACAAATAATAATATTGATTTATTAAAACGATATAAGTTAAATAATGGAACAGTATCAGCAGCGGATCAAGCGATATTTGATAAAGCTAAATCAATACGTTTCCCTGGTAATGAAGATGCAAATTTTGATTCTAACACTGTATATGATATGGGTGTTTCAGATGATGGTATTTTCCCTGGTTTTCCAAAATATAATGCTGGTCCTCTTAGAAGAAGTAGTAAAGGTATAAGTAGTAAAGATAATGAATCTTTTGATATACCTATACTTGGGAATGATGTAGTTACAGATGGTAGTAAAAAATCTACTACTAAAAAAACATCTAAAAAAATAGGTTCTTATTATGATGACATGCCTCCTGCTGAAAAAATGAAAGATAATAGAAGTTTAAAAAATGCAACGTTATCCGAATATGGAGATATGCCTGGGTTTAAACTTCCTCCAAAAGATGCTAAAGGAAATTCAACAGGTAACTATTGGAGTGTAGATGAAACATCACCTTTTTGGCAAACTGATGCAGGTTATGAAAAAGCAATGCAAGTATGGGGAGAGAAACCTGGTTGGGTCAAGCCAGGTTATAGACCTAAGAAAAAAGAATTAGATATTAATGCAATTAAAAAATGGTTTACACCGAGTAAATAATGGATATTAAGTTTCAACGTTGTACAGCAATACACAAAGGGAATGCTTTTATGTATTACTTTTATGATAAGAATTTACCTGGTTACTTCATTACTAGTGTAGCTATTGCTGAAACTGTTGAAGATAAAAGATACTTTATGGAAGTATATGAATATTTTTGTACAGAAATAGTAAGAGATAGGGACATATATTGTGTTTTATTTGCAAATACTGTAGGCTTATTCGATAAGTACATGGATACAACAATAGAGTATCAAGGTAAAACTCTACATAAAGTTAAAAAATATGAAGATATCCGAATAATGCAGTATTATGTAGCACAACAACTTAAGGAAGTAGCTAATGGCTGAAAAACAACATGATTTAGATGTAGATTTAAGCGAACCAAAAAAACTCGTAGATTGGAAGAATCCACCTGACTTATTAGAACTTAAACAAGATTATCAGGAAGCACAGGCATCACATACATCTCATGTATTAGAAGTTGATACTTGGTTAAGTGCTTTAAAAGGTGAACAAACAATTGCTAATAAGAAAGGAAGATCTAAGATTGTGCCTAAACTTATTCGTAAACAGGCTGAATGGCGTTATGCTGCATTAAGTGAGCCATTCTTATCTACTGATGATTTGTTTAATACAGCTCCAATGACTTTTGAAGATAAAGAATCAGCTATACAAAATGAATTATTACTTAATTATCAAGTAAATTGTAAACTTGATAAAACAGCATTTATTGATGAATACATCCGTACAGCTGTAGATGAAGGTACTGTTATAGTTAAAGTAGGTTGGGATTATAAAGATGAGATTGTAGAAGTTGAAGTTCCTGATTTTGAGTTTCAACCTTCACCTGAATCAGGTCAAATGCATCAGCAGTTACATCAAATGATGGAACAAGACCCTGAAGCATATCAAAATGAAACTCCACCTGAAATGCAAGAAGCACATCAGTTAACTATGGAAACTGGTACTCCAATGATGCCTATGCAAATAGGTACACATATGGAGGAAGAAACAAAAATTCTTAAAAATCAGCCAGAATTAGAAGTATGTGATTATAACAATATAATTATTGACCCTACTTGTTTAGGAGAATTAGATAAAGCAAACTTTGTTATATATAGTTTTGAAACATCAATGTCTGAACTTAAGAAAGATGGAAGATATGAAAACTTAGATCATATAATATTAGAGAATGCTGCTCCATTAGCACAACCTGATCATAATCTTGAAGATGCTACAAACTTTAAATTTAAAGATGACCCTCGTAAAAAGATAATAGTATATGAATACTGGGGCTACTGGGATATTAATGATACTGGTGAAGTAGAACCTTTTATAGCTACTTGGGTAGGAGATGTATTGATTAGAATGGAGTCAAACCCATTCCCTGATAAAAAACTACCGTTTGTATCAGTTCAATACTTACCAGTGCGTAAAAACATATATGGACAACCAGATGGTGCATTACTAGAAGATAATCAAAAGATTATTGGTGCTGTAACTCGAGGTATGATCGATATCATTGGTAGGTCTGCTAATGGGCAAATGGGTATCCGTAAAGATGCATTAGATGTTACGAATGCTCGTAAGTTTGAACAAGGTGCTGATTATAAATTTAATTCTAATGTAGACCCTAGACAAGCATTTCACATGGATACATATCCTGAGATACCTCAAAGTGCTCTTAATATGCTTAATCTACAAAATAATGAAGCTGAATCATTAACAGGTGTTAAAGCATTCAATAGTGGTATTAGTGGACAAGCTTTAGGTAATACAGCTACTGGTATTAGAAGTGCATTAGATGCAGCCTCTAAACGTGAGTTAGGAATACTCAGAAGATTAGCTGATGGTATTAATCAAATAGGTCGTAAGATTATTTCAATGAATTCAGAATTCTTATCTGACCAAGAAATCATACGAGTAACAAATGAAGAGTTTGTTGCTATTAATCGTGAAGATTTAGGTGGTATGTACGATATTAAGTTAAATATATCTACAGCTGAAGCAGATAATGAAAAAGCTGAAGAACTATCTTTTATGTTACAGACAATGGGTAATAACATGGACCCAAGTATGTCACAGATAATATTATCGGATATTGCTAGATTACGTAAGATGCCTGAATTAGCTAAACAAATTAAAGAATATCAACCTCAACCTGATCCAATGGCTGAACAGAGAGCTCAACTTGAAATGCAATTATTACAGGCTCAAATTGCTAATGAATCAGCTAAAGCACAAGAAAATGCCGTTGATGTTGAATATAAGAAGGCGAAGACACAAACAGAACTATCTAAGTCTAGAAGCTTAAATAGTAAGTCTGATTTAGATGACTTAAACTTTGTAGAACAAGAATCAGGAGTTAATAGACAACATGAACAAGACTTGAAACAAACTGATCAACAAAACACTATGGATCAGAAATTTGCGGATGCAATAATTAATGAACCAATGTTAAATGGGGAGTAATGTTTGAAAAATCGTGATATAATCACGAAAATAGAGATTATATATAGTAAATTAAGAATATTATATGTAAAAATAGCACTACTTTGTTTTTATCTCAATAAGAGGACACACGATGAGCATAGAAGAACAGTTAGAAGAATTAGATAATAATATGCAGGATGCAAAGCATTTTATTGATATTAAGGAAAGTACAATAAAACTTTTTAAAAACAGAGAATTTAAAAAAGTAGTACTTGATTATTATTTTAAAGAAGAAGCAGCACGTTTAGTTATGGCTAAGAGTAGTGCACTAAGCGAGGATCAAAAAAAGTTAATTGACAATATGATATATGGTATTGGTGCTTTAAGTAACTTTTTTGATAGTGTCCTTACAAGAGGTATGCAGGCAGAGCAAGCTTATCGAGAAGATGAAGTTGCTAAGACTGAAATCCTCCAGGAGGACTTAAGCTAATGGCTGAAGTACAGAGTCCCCTAGGAATGGATGACGAAGAATTCCTAAAACAAGATTTAAGTCAACTTGAAGAAGCGTTAATAGCACAAGAAGCTGCTCAAGAGACTGACCAAATTGACACTTCCGAAGAAGAGCAAACTTCCGAAGAAGTAGCAAGCGAAGATGTAGAGGTAACTCCTGATGAGGTCGAACCTCCTGAGGAAACTGAAGCATCTGAGAGTACTACCGATGAATCTGAAGAAGATGAAACAGAAGATGTAGTAACTGACCCGCCTATTGATACTCCTGAAGCGGAAGATGAAACATTAGAAGAAGACCTTGTTACAGAGTCTGAGGAGACTGATGCAACTACTGAAGTTGAAGAACCAGAAACAGCAGAGGAAACTCAAGAAACTGGTGAAGTAGACTTTGAAGCTGCATACAAACGGATTACATCACCGTTTAAAGCTAGTAAGAGGATGATGCAAGTTAATAATATTGACGATGCTATCTCCTTAATGCAAAAGGGCGCAGACTATCATAATAAGATGAAGACTTTAAGTCCTCATTTAAAAATGGTAAGCATGTTAGAAAAAGAAGGTTTGTTAGACCAAAATAAGCTTAACAACCTAATCGACATTTCTAAAAAAGACCCTAAAGCAATTGCTCAGCTTATAAAGGATAGTGGTATTGATCCGTTAGATATAGATACTGAAGAA